CCAACACTGAAACTCCTTTGATGAAGTTGATGTCCGATCCAGAAGCCTTCTTTCGAAGGTATCCTGTGATTTGGGTACGTCTCAAAGAGGAGTACAAGACTTCTAAGGGCCGTCTCAATGACGATCACCCTGATTTCCAGGACAGTGAATACCCTGATGCATGGATTTTTGATGTCTATGAGATTTTACTTGATCCAAGTGGGAAGAAAATGCGCCACTATTTTAAGTTTAAGGACTTGAATGGTAGACTGCGTACTACCCAAGATATTGGAATTCGCGATTTCGAAGAATTTTTGATTCGTCGATCTGAAGCTCATGCTAAGAAAGAACGATTGAAATTGCTTCGTAACATGGAGAAAGCTGATTATAAGCCTTGTCTTGTATGTAAGAGTTTAACGACTTGCAAATGCGAGACCAACAGCTTGTGCAGCTTCACACAGCCATTACCCGTTTTGAATGATGACGAAATGTCCATTCTCGGTCGTACTGTTGTGACATCTCCTTCCTGGGTTGCTCCTGAGCCAAAAACATTTGTCAACCCTTTCGGTCCTTCCATCATAGGACCACAAACCCCAATCTTCGGTGTGAAACCTGAGGCTGGTCTTAGTGATACATTGTTACGCATGACTTATAAGAGTGCGATACAGTCTGTGTCCAGATGGACCCGTCCAATTTCTTGGTTGAACGATTTTCTTCGATTAGATTGTGCCCTTGCAGGCATGGCTGATGGAGAACTTCTCAAGGAATTAAATCATGTGACAGACTGGATGATGTGTCATGCATTGGCTGCTGTGCCCGAAAAGGTCAGTCAACATCGCTTTTTCCAATACTTTCGGAATAAGTTGATGTGGTGCGTGGCAGGACAAGATCAACAGATAGTCCCTCCTGGAGTAATGTTCAAGAGAGCTGTTCTTGTTGGTTCCATCACTGCCAGCTTCACCTTTGCCGCACTTAGTCGCAATATGGAGACACTTGTTGTTTTTCACTTGACTGCACTTGGCAGGTACTTTCATTCTTTTCTTAGAGAGAGTTACCGCAAGCGCTTTGAAAAACCTGCTCCATTTGAGACTTATAAATCTGACCGCCAAATATTGTGGGAGAGCATTAAGAGTGCATTCAGAGCAAAACCCAAATTGGATTTGTCTCCCCCCGTTTC